AGTAATTAGTTTGAGTCTTTACAACTCTAACCATCTCTTCTCTACTTGGTCCATTCTTTTCAGTACCGATATTAGCTGATTTAAAAGCAGTGCCTCGGCACGAAGTCTCACAATTTTCAAGCGCAAAATCACGATTGACCCCACGATCCGAAATGACCTCTTTCGCATGACCTGTTGCGAATGGTTTCTCGTCAGCTGAGTCCCTAAATAGTTCACATACCATAATGACTCTAGTGTCTGACTCCGAGATAATCTTTGTTCGTATTGCTCCATTTTTGTACCTTTCCCAAAATATATTAGAGCGTTCTTGAACTGTGGTGTAGTCATCTAAATTAAATGCCATCTTTCCAAACTCCATCCTCATCTTGCATCGCTTCAGTTACTGTTTTAGCAATAGCGATGTATCCAAGCGCATCGGTGTAATTGTCATCAACTCGTGGATCCTGAGCTTGTCTGCTGATTTTAAGTAGGCACATGAGAATTGCCACCTCGTTTGGTTGTATTGGATAGCCCAAGTAAGCTGACCATAACTCTGCGATTCTTTTATGATTTGTGATCGGGTGGCCATAATCAGCACCTCTACTATGCAAGGTATCGATGACCCGTTCAAAGAGCTTCTCAGTTCTTGTCATAGTCAAACACCTCATCGGTTTTAACTTTGTTCTCGATCATGCGGCGATGCATATTCCAACCATCACGGCGACCTAGGTAGTAATAACGTGCTTCTGCATTTTCTTTATTAACGTGTATGTACCAGCTGATGCCTAACAAACCAAGCATCCCATAACACACTGCATAAAATATATCTACTGTAACCATATAGCCCTAACTGTCCGCAAACTTTGCGGTACAGGTATAGTGTTGCACCTGTGTACGACTCTGTGGATTATTTAGGGCGTAGTTTGTATAACGATTAGGTAACGATGTTACCCGTAATACCTGCCCAGTGCTGTGAATGAGCCATCCTTATTGATCGGCACTAACGTGGGTGTCAGTGTCTTTCCAACGGCTTCTAGTATACCAATACCCATCTGCCAATTAGCGCTTCCATAGCGTAAATAAGAGGCTTTTTTGCGATCCATAAGATTACCTACCTCAACCCCATATAAGGCCCTGTAATGGCTTCCTACGCCCTCTGCATAGGCACTCATGCCTAATCTGTGGGTGTGGCCACACAGTACTGATTTACCCCATTTTTTAGCCAGGTTTAGAGCTGTGATTCCCGCATGCTGAGACATGTTGCCTTCATCGCCATGGGCCAGCATCCACCCTGGGTGAAATTCATAAGCAGTCTTGTGGTACTCCATGCCCATATCTTTGAATCCCATAAATGCCGGGTATTGTAATTCGGGTAAACTAATTAACCCAGGCACCTTAAGCAAAGTGTTATATAAGCGATCAGTATGATTACTGCGGATAATATGACACTCTCGGCTGTACTCACTGAGATCCCACAGTATCGACTTAGTAAGTTCCCGATCATCGTGAATGGTTTGGCGATAAGCCAGAGGTGTGCCTTCAGCCCATTTACTAATTGTGTTAAAGTCAATTTCATCCCCAACCACCAATACTGAATCAAACTTCTCCCGCCTTGCTAACTTAATTACATTCTTTACAGCTGCTTCATGATGAAACGGCACTTGTAAATCACTGATAACTAAGTAGCGCTTAATCGTCATCCTCGTCTGGAGTAGGGATAGTTGGGATAATGCCATTGTCGCCTACTACCCAGTCAGGCATGGATGATGGACTATCCATTAGATACAGGCATACAGATTCTGAGAATCCAGCCTTACGTGCAGCTTTAAACATCTCATGCTTAGCAATATAAAACACCTCTAGCTTAGATAAAGGGTCTGGTGATTTACGTACCACACGTCTGTTAATCTTCTTTCGTTTACGAGTGCTAGCCATAATAAAATTATGACTTACTAATTAAAATAAACAGATCATCGACACGCTTTTCTAATCGTGTTAATTGATCCTTCATGCTAGAGCCACCATTAGGACGTAATTCATTAAGCCAGCCTCTAACTAAAAAACGTAATCCTACTAGCCCGCCTGATAGCACGGCCATAACGCCAGCGCCAAAGCCAGCCCATTCTGTGGGTGTCATGCTTCATTAGCACCGATGCCATAAGCACTGTCGGATTTATCTAGAGCCCTAGCTGCCGGACCTGCTAAAGCTGCAACAATTACAGACAGGGCAGGATCTAAACCCAATTCATTACTTGCTAAAAATGTTAGCAGAGATACAAGCACACCTCTGAAGTATGATTTTAGTATTGCCTTTTGCTTCTTGCTTATTTTCATATCTTGCCCCCTATTAGTGGTATGTCGAACGCTGTGCCATTTAGATCACCTAATGTTGTAAAGCTGATATGTATGTGCTTCTTATGTGGGTTAATGCCTTTGTACTTGCGCCATTTCCAATTTAATATCTTCGAGCATATTCTCCCGTTAAAGATGACGTATGATATGCGTGGATCCGACTTGGCTGCGATTCTGATTTGGTCAGCCAAATAAGGTGCGATCCCATCGGATGGCTCCAGCCCAGAATCAATATCAATTGCTCGTACATATCCGAACTTGTCTGGATTATGATCTGATTTTCTGGCGGAATGACGGCTATCGCCCACCCACCCATCACTGGCAGTACGCCTATCTGGGAACCACGTATCAACTTGATCTCTTAACTGCACACCAGCTGCACATAACTTAGGCTGCATTACAAGCCTAGAGCCGCTTTTAAATCCTCAAGATTTAGGCCAACGCTTGCAAGTTTTTGTTCAATAGTTGGCTCAGGTGCAACAGTTGTGCCACTATGAGCATCAACTACAAACTGTGCTTTAATTTCGTCTTTTTTATCAATATCTAGCCATAAATCGTTATTGCCATCTACAACTGGCACTTGTGTAATAACAACGCCATTTGCTTGCAATTCTTCAATTAGTTCTGCACCATTTAAATTATCTGGTTTTGTAAATTTAATCATCCTAATTTCACCACCCCAAAGGTTGTTCCTAGACTTGTTGTTGATTCAACATCGAAAGCCCCGCCAGTTGTTTGAAATCCAAACAATTCAATGTAATCTGCTGCTGCAAGGTTTAATACTATGCTAAAGATATTTGATACATACGCTGCAGATGTCGGCCCTGTTCCACCATCTGAAAGTGTAGTGCTGGTATTTTTTCTCAAACTAAATTCACGCCGACCTGTTGCGTTAATTCCCCAACCAATATTACCATAAATTAAGTAATAACCATCTTTACCACTTGGTATTGTAATCCTTGTATTGTTTGTGGAATTATCGTGGAAACCATCAGTATCATAAGTTTCTCCATTGAAACTAATTGCTGTTGCTGTTGAATTGGAAATTGATTGGTTTGCACTTTTTGTTAAACGCACTCCCACGAATGATGCAGCGGCAGGAGCAGCCCATTTTAAGCCAAGTGCTTGTGTGGAGTCTGCTGTCAATACTGTGTCATTTGCACCGATTGGAATACGTGCATCAACTGTGGAAAAACCATACACATCGCCTTTAGTAGTTAATGGCGATCCGCCACCTACTGCTACCCATGCACTTCCACTATAAGTTAAAACTTGGTTTGTGTCTTTTAGATAACACGCATTACCTTCTTGCGGTGATGTTACAGCTGCATCTCTAGCAGCGGCACTAGCAAACACCCATATACCTTGCATCAAATATCCATCAACATCGGCAGCGGTCAATACCTCGCCTGTAACAAAGTCCTTAAATCCTAATCCAGCGGCCATTATTTCTCCTTAGTAACTAAGCACATTATAGTCTAAAGTGCCGTATATATTGTTATTTAGAATCAGTGCATCGATGACTGGTTCAAGGGTCGTAAAGAAGACCCTAAAGCTGTTAGGTGTAATGGTGTTAGCCACGCCAAAGATTTGTAGTGTTTTATCTAGGGTAGATCCGCCTGGCTGGGTAGTTACTACTCGAATTGGATCAAAAAAATCTAACTCCAAAGCTGCAATTATGCCTGAGTTGTAATTGTTGGTGTAAAGGTCTAACTCAATTCCATCGCACCGCACGCTGGTTTCGGCACGGCTAGCCACGTATGCCCTTGCATAATCTAGAGCTACAGCATCGCTCTGCATTAAAAGGTCTTGCAAGTTATATGAGTGAATAAAGTATTTGTCAATAGATGCCTGGTTGATGGCTGTCTGTGGTGATCCACCTGTACGGCTAATTTGAGCAGAGTTAAAAATCAAGTCATCATCTAATTTCCACATAGCGTTGGCATATGCGATACCTGTGCCATTATCATTAAAGGTAGTTACTGTGCCACCGATTGATCCTGCCGTTACTGCTCTATCTTGAAAAACAAATTCTCCATCTGTGTTTACGTAAAGCGCACCATATTCGGATGTGGCTACAGTGGTCATAGCATCTAGGGAAGTACGTGCTGTGCCAGGGTCAGCCTGCATTGTGGTCAAGCCTGCATCAATATCACGCATAGTCGCTGGCCAGGATATGGAATCCAAAATATTATTGATTCTTGCGCCACTTAATTGTCCGCTGCTAGTACCGCTGACTGTAGATATTTGTGCGTTAGAAGCTAAGCGGAATGCATCAACAGCTGTGATCGTAGTGTAGGCGACTTCTGTTGCATCCTTTGGTTGAGTATTAACGTATGAAGTAATAAATCCTGAAAATAGGCTATAAGTGGTAGCACCATAAGTAGCAGAGATTTGCACCTTCTTCATAGGTGTTAGCAATTCGTAATATGGCCCTGATGGATTAGTCGGGTTAAAATCTCCGTTTTGATCTACTATGCGTAAAGTTAATTGCCCTGTTTGAAATTGATCTGCTAAAGCATTACGGCCTCGGCTCGTCTGTATTAAATTGACTTGATCTGATACATCTACAATAAGGGCTGCAGAATCTCCTAATATGTTTACGTCTAATATGCCTGTTCCTAATATCATCGCTTGAGCAAAACTTGGCCCAGTAGAAAAGTTAATTACTGCATTGATTGTTGGTACAGCCATTACTGGATGGTTCCCGCTGGTACTAACTTGTTGCCATATTTAAGATTTACTCTTACTAACTCGCCAATAGCAGACACCAATTTATCACTGCTAGCGTTTGGATCTAGGGTTAATGTAGCTGTAGTTTGTGCAGTAGCAGCGGCTGTTGCAGCGGTCTGTGCGCCCATATTAGTTACACCTTGTGGCAGTCTGGCAAACTCATCTGGCGCTATTTGATTACGGCCTCGGCCAGTTAATTCTCCTAAAGAGTTAAACAGCGCTGGCATACCACTAGCCAAGAAATTTAAAGCACCTGCAGCTGTAGTAGCAGAAGTAGCCAAAGCGTTAGCGGCGGCAACAGCGCCTAACTCAGCATTGTATTTCTTAGCTAAAGCCTCGTTATTGTCTAAGATTGCCAGTTGCGCCCTTAGGCGTAATTTAGTTTCTTCATCGGTTGCCTGGTTAAGTGCCAGGGTTAATCCTATGCGTTCAACATCAAACTTATCTTTAAGTTTATCTACTTCGGATTTAGCCTTTGATGCTGCAGTTTCTGCTTTCTTTGCAGTAGTTAAATTTTTAGATGCTTTAGATTCTAAGCGTAATTGTTGCAAGTAAATACGGCTAGATGATCTGCCTTGGCTATTAGATGGTGCAGTCTGCGCTCTTTGTGCTGCTCCTATTTCTGAGAATCCTGCAAGGTAAGCACCTAGTACCGGTATATTTTTTACATCAAATAATGCGCCGCCAACTTTAGTATTGCCAATTTCTTTAAGTTTGCTAATTAAAACGCCCACGCCCAAGATTGCATCTGCAGTGCTTTGAGCAAAGTTATCCATCAAATCTGTAGCTGTACTAATGCTTGTGTCTTTACCTAATAAAGCCAAGGCATCTAGTAGACCTTTGCCTATCGTCTCCTGGGCATCTGCGGCAGCAACAGAAAGCAGACCCATCTTGCCTGCATAAGTATCTAATCTAGCTGATGCTTGGCCTGCAAACTTCTTATTAAGTTCGCCCATGATTTTATCCATGTCGCCAGTTTTAAGTGTGGCCTTGCTTATGCCTGCACCTAATCTACTTAATCCTGTTGTATTACCGCTAAAGCCACGTGTTAAAGCTGCGCTTACTTCTGAAAGAGATTTACCCGTGGCTGCGCTTATGTTTAAGGCTGTCTGTAATGCATCTTGGCTTCTAGTTATAGATCCTGTAGCTGTAAGTAGTTGCTGGAATGCTGGACGTAATTCATCATCTAATACGCCTGATAGTCTTTGTAAATTGCCTATGTAGTTTTCTACGCCTGGTGCGCTAAATTGAAACCCTGTGTTTTTAAGCTGTACTTCTAAAGACTTAGCAGCCTTTTCATCGGCCATAAACGCAGATACGGCCTTCTTGCTAAATTGGAATAACTTTTGTGCTGCAAAGACACTTGCAAAGGTTTTGCCTAACTTTTGTACCTGTTGGTCAAATAAAGATATTTCTTTTTTGCCTTTTTTTAGTGCCTTACCATTAAAGGTGGCTAAGGCCGAGACGACTATATTGGCCATTATGCAACCCTCTTTTGCTGTGTAGTTTTATTAAAATGCGTAGCAGTAGCGTTAATCGCCTTCTGTATTGCTTCATAAATTCTAGGACTATCTTCTGCCCAAGCCTTGTAAACTAGACGGCCTTTAGTTTTGCGACCACCACCTCGCATGCCTGCAATCTTTGGCTGAGATGTTACTTTAGGCAAAGCAGCTATAAACTGTTGGCTAGCGAATGCGTTATTAGATCCAAACTCACTAAGCGCTTTACTTCTAGGTGCCTTAAGTGTGTATGTGCCACCATCACCTTGAGATGTTCTAAACTCAAATGGCGCTCTACCCTGTGGGTTCAAGCGACCTGCTACTTCATAAATTGCGCCCGGCTTGCTTGCATTGTAAACAAAATTGTAAACTTTAAATCCATTAGAAAATGTTTTATTTTGTCCGGGGTTATAGCCAATTCCTGCCTTTGCTACACCTGCATCATATTTAGGGAATGTGCGATATTTCATCGGGCCAATAATTCCAGCAGCTTTTGTCCAACCTGACAATACGTCTGTGTTTGCTGGCACAAATCCTTTAGCCTTGCTAGCCACGCCACGCATCAGCGGATCTATAGCTGCGACAACACGTCTACGCATATCAGTATCAATAAAACTCAAGCCCTTTAGGACATCTTTAACGCCTACGACCTCTACTGGCATTTTTGATCTCCTTGGCTCTATCTGTTAATACCTGGATTATTGCTAGATACATTTCAGTATCCATATCAATAAACTCGCTAGGCGGTATCCCAGTCTCTACTGCTAATTGCGCAATAGTGTAAACAATTGAAGACCGCTCAGTTATTTTTTTTCTTCGTCTAATACCTCGACAGTATCTAGAGTGTCTATAAACTCTGATCCCCATAAAGGTATCTGTGCGCCAGCCCTGCGTAAGCATTCATAAGCCAGCCAGAATATCTCTGTTTGACGCTCATGCTCACGCAAGACCTTGCTAATTCCTGATCCG